TGGACTCCCACAATAAATTGCAGAAAAGTCCTCTTGACCTCAAAGTCAACGCCGGGTGGCGTGACCTTGGCGTTCCATCATGGAAGCCAATTCTCATCGATCAGGATGGGAACCGGTCCTATGACGTATGCGTTGATAGTGTTGATCTTGTTCTGGGATTACGCTATACACCAGGTTGGTTAAAACCTGATGGTCCAAATTTAACCCTTCTTCCCTTAGTCTCTAAGTTTCTGACTAAGGCGGCCCAAAGCCAGCTTCAGAAGAAGTTAAATCGTGCATGTGCTGCTTATAGAGCATTAGTACAAATCTTTGATTCATTCATACCAGTGATTAAACAGAAACATTTAACTCGGTTGCAATGTAGTCGGACAGCACTTTGGTTCGACATACTAGAGCTGAGTCTCAAGGACCTTATGGAAAAGTTTCTTAAGGAAGACTTTTGCCACTTGTTAGCGTATGGTACAGGTAAGACGGATAGGAGATCAGGCCTAGCTGTCTTCTCGGGTTTTCTCAGAAAACTTCTTCTCACTCGGGCTATTCGGATGAATAATCCTGGAAAGTCTGGAAGGGAAGCGGCCTCTTTTATGCGATCTATTTACGAATCTAAGCGATGTTGGAACGAGATGTCCGACGAACTTGAATCCGCAAGTATGATTAAGCACAAGACCTTACTTACTTCTGAGAAATCTATCTCAATCATTGCTAAGAATTGGATAGAGAGAGCTACTGATATAGTGGTTCCTCCTGGCACAAAGTACTTCGAACGACCTTGCGTCCCTACTTGGAGCGCTTCTTTCGAAACACCCCGTTCAGAGGGGGGAAATCACTCTGCGGTTCTTGGGGAAGGTAGTGTATTTGATCTCTTTGACTTCGGAAAAAAGAAAAAGTATTCCGATGATTTAGAGTACCGTCTCTTCTGTCGAGCTATGGAAGAGAGTAATGATGTGAAGTATCAGGCGATACCAGAACCTGGTAAGTATCGCGTCATTACTGTTGGACGTGAAGCATTATATACTAGTATGCGTTCACTTCAGGGTTTCCTTATTAATATGTGGAAATCTTGTTCTCTCGGTACAATGACTGATCATGTCATTGATCAAATACTTAGGTTATGTGATGAGAAGGGAGAGATTTATTTTTCCGGTGACTATGATTCTGCCACCGACGCCCTTTCCATGGAGGCCACTAGTGCCTGCCTGGAGCGTATTTTGAAAAATATAGGACAGTCAAAGACCTTGCTTGGACAGATGGCACGTAAGTGTCTCGGTGCGGCATATATTCATTATCCTGATGGCTCGGTGGTTTTGCAAACACGGGGTCAACTGATGGGTAATCCTTTGTCCTTTACTCTTCTCTGCATTATTAATCTCTCGACTTTTATGAGAACCTTCACGATCACTGGACGTCACGACCCTAGACTATCAAGGGTTCTAATTAACGGTGACGATATTCTCTTTAAAGGGAAGAAACATGATGGTGCTCGTTGGCGTGAAGCTGCCGACGATGTAGGATTGATTGTTAATGAGGCGAAGACCTACGAAAGTAGTCGTTGGGCTCTTATTAATTCAATCTTCGTGGATATGGTCAACAAAAGGAAAGTTGAGTATATACCATTATCTGTAACTCTTGGACATAATGTCAAGAGAGGGGAAATAACCCGAACCTTAGGTCAGGCTCCAGCTATTTGGTCTCTGATCGAGAGTTGTCCCAATGAACGATCCAGGATGATGTGCAGACGAATCTATCTTCGAACTATTGATAGACTCTGTCCTCATCTTGGTGGTTTTGTTCCGAACTTCTTTCTTCATAAGGATCTCGGGGGCATTGGAATTCCTCCCCCTGTGGGTTGGAAATTCGGTGTGAGTAAGCTACAACGTAAAGTTGCGACCTTCTTCCTCCGGAATAGAGCCGTTCGCGCTCTTAAAGAAAAGATAATGGAACTCCCTCGTGCTGTTTCTTGTGCACTTGAGAAGTTGTCGAAGCTCAGACCACCCTCCTTTGATTGGGTGATTAAAGGTAAACCTGTTGAGGGTCCTTTGAAAGAGAATCAAATGACCGTGGATGACTATTTGGAATCCATCCTTCCACGCTGTCTCGGATCGACAGCCTATGTTGTTGGTGCTGGTAAGAATCTCGACTATGAACTCTTTCACCAATACCGTCGTGCATTGAACTGGCACGAACCATCATGCAAAACCAAGAAGATTTTGTCCTATCTTGGTGCCCGAGAGATTTGCGAGACCTATGCAAATCCCTATGAATCAAAGAACTGTACTTTCGTTGATCCTGACGAATTGGAGATTAGTTCTCCTGAGGATTGCTCATCCTCCTCTTCGACGATCCTCGCCGATAGTTCTGACGACGAGGACACTTTCTATGCGGACTATTTAGAGCGAGAAAGTGCTTTCAATAACTGTTGAGTGTGTTCTGCCTTGGGAGGGCGTTAAAAGCAGCCATGGGGTCGTGTTATTTAGTATCCAAAACGGTGAGAAGAACTATAATCCTAGCCAGAATGCCGAAAGGCCTGTGGTTAACTGGGGGTTCCTTCGGGCGAACCAGAGGTCAGTTCTGATCTTAATACTTCCGTACTAAGGTGGTTTTGAAATGTAGGTGCCATCGGAAAGTCGACAGACTACACGGATACCCAAGATGTTGGTTAACACGATGTATAGTCGCACTCGGGAGCGAGTGGGATCCCATATTAAACACTCATGAAGTCGAATATCAAAAAGTCCGGACAGATGTCTTCAAAATCTGTCAAGAAGTCTTCTTCCTCCAAAGCTGACGGGAAGAAACCTGCGCGTTCTCAAGGAGAACACGTGGCACCTGAGTCGGTAGCAGCGGCATATTCTAGCCGTATGAAATCCAAAGCGGCGGTTATCCGCGCTTCGGGAGACCGGGTCCGGATTATCCATAAAGAACTTATTGGATCAATTTCGGGGTCTGTTAACTTTACTGTTCAACAAACCGTTGCCCTAAATCCTGGTCTCGCTGCCTCATTTCCGTGGTTGGCTACTCAGGCGCAAGCTTGGGAAAGATACCGATGGAACAGCATTCGATTCTGTTACTATACTCGGACTGGTTCAACAACACCTGGGTCCGTCATCATGATTCCCGATTATGATGCTGCTGATTCTGCTCCGATCTCTGAGCAGATTGCGTCCGTCTATGAAGACACTGAAGAGGACGCACCCTGGAAGAACATCTC